ATCTGGTTGGGCTTTAATCCCTCAACTAGTTACTCGGCAAAGATTGAGTCTAGTACGCCAGTGCTTTAAGGAGCCTTAGGTTCCAGATAGGTTTCTTCTAACTTTCCGCCAAGAACGCCATCGACGGAGCCACTCCCCTCCTCTGACAAAGTCAGTAGGACGAGGTGCCTCCCGCCGTATAGTAAGATCAGGAGCTAATCCCAAACCTTCTACATCTTTCTCCAGAGTTTCAATTCTGGTTACTAGAACAGCTAACCGATCTAATGAAAGATCGGCTTCTATCAAAGAAGTTAAGTCTGTTTCGAGTCCTCGTAGTTCACTATGTAGGTCAAAGAAAGAATCTCGATAGCAAAATTCTATCATACCCAACAAGGATCTAATCTGATCCTGTGTTAGAGTTCCCGGGTCCCGAACTAGCCAGATAGCATCTGGATTAGTTCGTACCGCCCGAGGCCATAATGATCCTGAATACTTAGGATCCCCAACAAATAAGAACTTAGGCAATTGCCACGGTTCATATTTAGAGGTTCCATAGTGAGCCCTAGTTCTATCAACCTCAACCAACTTGGTTAAGGCTTTCGCTCGAGGTAATAAATCAATTACTCTCTGACGAATTGACGCGGCCAGATCTTTAATCCAGATATCATCCGGATATTTAAAGTCTGAACCACCAGAGGCCATCCAATTAAGGAGGTCTCCTTTGAACCCAGGTCCTCCAGGGCCGTAGTAACTAACTACGTACCCTTGAAGGCGACGAGGCAACGCTGACCATGATTGGTTAATCCGTGAAACGGATCGGTAACCGAATCCCAGGAGAATTAAACCCTGAGATAAGGTTAGTTGATACTTACGTACCAATTCCAACCACGCTGGCAATGAACCAGCAGCAGAAAGGACTTCAAGTAAAGCTAAGGGTCCTACGGAGAAACCTCCATAGTAGACCCGTTTAGCGAACTCTAAGACCCCTCGCCCTGAAGAATCATGAACTGATTTAGAAAGTTGGATTCCAACTCCTAAACCAGCCATAATTTTCAAGTAGGTATCGGCTACAAGCCGGTCAGCTATAACTATGTCATCTCCTAGGAGAGCATAGTCCTCAAACCAATCATCACCAGATACTCGCCCAGACAAAGCTGCTGCCATCTGCACTATAGCATGATGGGTCATAGCAAGCATTGCCCAAGATGTTAAAGCACCCATAGGTTGCCCAACTGCGTAACGTATAAATCGATCACCTTCATAATCGGGACTTAAAGCCCTAGAAGGTAATACATAGTTACGGCCTACCATTAGACTCATCCATAGGTTTGCCCCATGAGCGGTTATCAACCGACTCAGGAGTGCCCCTTGAATGAGAATTGGAAGACGATCCGTGGCAGAGCTAAGATCCAAAGACCAAAAGCGTCTGTGCCCTTTCGACTGTAATAGACGAATAGGAGCAAGTTGATCGAATGTTCCATCTTGAGGGATTACCTTCAAGATCTCGAACAGGTAATCATGCAACGGCTTCATTGCCCATTGCGTGAAACAGTCTACCATAGCAAACACACGGATTTTACCCGCAGGTTCATCTTTTAAACCAAGTTTACCAATATCAGTAGGCACATTACATGCCTCCTCCGTTAATAACGAAGGCGCTACTTTACTAAATTCCTCTAACCAATTGAGGAATCGTGTATTTCGGGTCATCTGTAACCAGTCTTTAAAGAAAGGATACAAATCTGATCTGGACCAGGCTATAGCTGTACGAATTATACCAAATGGTGACGTAGACAGATATAAATCATTCGTTGGTGTTGACCGCGGAATGAGAAAAGGTGAAACTCGAAATCTGGATAGTAGAGAGAGGGGAGACTTTAAGTCATCCTCATCTACAGCTTGTAATTTAACAAGTTTTCTCCAGAACTGACTAGAAAATCTAGACCAGTCAGGTAAGAAGCCCGAAAGCTCCTTACCAGGATCGGTTATTGAAGAAAACGATAACTTTCCTGGAAACTCAATAACTCTATAAATAGAGAAAAGAGTAAACCAGTATCGTATGATTAGGATATCCCCAGCTGCAATCCGTCTTCTATGAAGAACGGGAATAACAGTGGGAAGTCCCAACATCCCTCTTCTAACTCTAGGAGTTGAAGGGAAGGAATCGAGATCTCTTGCTATAGATTGGGCCAATGATGTATTCAGAACCTTTAGAGTTATTACTAACCCCTTAAGACCCTGACATCGGCCCAGGGATGAGCACCAAGACATGTAACGAATAGCTGGTTTTACAAAACCAAGACGCATATATCCTAACCTTCCTCGAATCTGAGCAATCAGAAACGTAAGGAAAGGCCGGCCTTGATTTCTCAAGACCATGGCACCAACAGCTGCTAATATATCTTCAAGTTGCGAACATATAAATAATTTTATTGTCACGCGTTGAGATTATTAACATCATTGGACTCGGTTTCCTCTTGCGAGGGCCGCAGCCACCTT